TCTTCGGCGATATAACCGCCTGTATTTGATTGTATTAATTAGTTATTTAATATAGTCCCGCAAAGAAGAGAATGGAAAAAGCCGATATTATGGCAAAACCAAGGAAAGGTTGAACGAATAAGAACCTTATTTTAAAATTTTTGACGTTCAAGAATTTTTATTTGAAACTGTACAATAATCACCTAATATAGGCATAAATATTGTCAACAGGGTTAGTAGAAGCGGGACTTAATAAAGAAAGTTAATTATTTCTTCTCTGGATACTATTTCGGCCAAAAGGTCGATATTCACACAAATTATGTTCAAAACCATTAATGTTAAAAGGCACAGAATATAAGATATAATTCTGTGTATTACCACGTTTAGAGCCCTTAAAAATATCAAAAACAAAGATGCCACGCAATTGCAAATGTTCTATGACCAAATTAAGATCAGAAGAAGTATGTTGATAAGCGTATTTTTTGATAGGCATGGAGTAAAAAGGTGCCTCATCAAAAATACGACGTAAAAATAATTGGTTGCGTGGTACATAAGCCCTAAGATTAGTGATATTAGTAGATGCAAAATTAAATGGTTCAATAAATTCAACCACACGATGTGTAGTAGAAGCTGGTATATCATCACGATCAGAATATGATTTAACATCATATACAGGAAAATCAAAAAGATAAGTCTGTACCGGTGAAACAACCATAGGATTCTCTTCATCTATATTTTCAGATTGGAGAGATTCAGTCTGTGTTTCGCAATCAATCCCCATTTCGGTTTGAGTCGCAACATCAACGCCTGCTTTCAGATTTAACATCTTGATTAAACGATGTACAATATGAGAAGTTTGCAATTGAGTGTGATGAAAAGGATTGCGACAAGTGGGACAGACTGAACCTTCAGACCTTGGGTCTTCAACAATCCAATGTAATAATGCAATAGATTCAAAGATATGACCACAAGGTGTTTCAACAGGTATAGTTGGATATTCCTGTGTAATAGGGCACAACAGAGCATGACGAATATTATCCATAAAGAAATGATAAAATTTAATAATAGAAAAAAGAAATGGGTAATTTTAACTCATAAGTCTACGGGAGAAATTGCCAGCAAAACGGGCAATAGGGGCTGGTACTACTGTTTCAAGAATGGTTTCAGCCAGATTACTAGTCAAACTACCGGCAGCATTGGCACCCCCAACTTCGGCGACTGGTATACGTTGAGCCATACGATTAGTACGAGCAATATCAGGTAGATTCTCCTTAGGTCCGGCTTGTGAAAGCGCATAGACAGAACTACCTGGTGCAGGCACATATTCAATACAATAGAGAGTGTCTAAAAGAAAAGATTGACCAGGTATGCCACCAGCAACTTGAATAACTGTTGAATCCCAGTCAGGATCTATACCCAAACAAAGGCCAGAATTACCTTCAGCAAAAGTACCAGAAGAAGGTGCGGGCACAGTATTCATAAGCATGGAATATGTAGGGGCTAATTTATAAGATAAATAACTCTGTAAGCCAGAAAGCTCACGATATTTAAAATCATTAGTAGAATGCTTCAAAACACCATGTGCACCAGACATAAGAGATAAAACCTTACTCGAAGAATTAGCTACACCAAAGGTAGGTACAGCATGTATAGCTTCAAATTGAACTTCATTAGCAGTATAATTAGTATTAGTTCCTGACTGACTAGAGTAAACAGAAAACGTTGTACCACCAAAAACAGCAGGTGGTTGAAACGCTAGTTTTTGCGTGGAAATAACCAAAGAGCCAGCATTACTAGTTGTAGCACCAGTATAAGTTATTGACCAACCTACAGTAACAATACGAAATTGAGAACTAGAATAAAGAGTCGAAGCTAAATTAAGATCCCAAGTTGAATTGTTATTAGTAGCTAGTTGGCCAGACCACTCTGGTTGACATAATGGTACAAAAACGGCTGGTATACCGTTATTGTTAGGATAAGTTTGCCCATTTAAAGCCCAAGTGGTGTCAACAGATGAACCAGTATTAACCCATATACTATTAGGTAAAGTGGGGGTAATTGCTATATTAAAAATACCTGAAGAACCAAAAGTAAATGTAGTAACTAAACGATGGTCTACAACTAATCTCCTTGTGTCACTACCATCAGGAATACCATGAGAAGTGCCTAATTGATTAAATGGCATCAAACGACAATGAGCGTACTCAGATAAACCTTGTCCAGGACGTGCAACGACAAAATTCTTTCTCCTGCTTCTGGTAGGTTTCTTCACAGGTGGTTTTGGATTCTTCTTCTTAACAGAAATAACAACTTTCTTAGCTTTGTTTTTAGGCTTCTTGAAAGACAAAGCTTGAGACATAATTTTAGTCAAATTATTAACAGATGACTTAGACATAATCAAAATATGTACAATAATATACAATATACAAAATTGAAATTTAAATAATAATAATGCTAAGGTCATACAATTTTCGCTGGTAGGCAATACTCATACAAAATAGGTTTATTAACATGTACAAGATCTTTTTGCCTACGAGGTTTGTGGACCTCATGATACAAGAAACCCAATATGACCTCCACATCCCCAGCTGAAAAGCGATCAGCATATTTCTTTGTATCATTATAATAATTTGCTAATTGTTGAAAAGCCATATTAGTAATGGAGTCATCTAAATACATTTCAAAACCATTACGAAGAGAGATAATAGTTTCATTATAATGATCCATATCCTTATAGATTTTAGTTATATATTTAATCAATCGTCGAAAAGGATCAGGGACCATAGCATACTTACCATCTTTGCCAATAAGAACTTTACCAGCAAATTCAAGATAGTCACTCTCTTCGTTTTTCAATCTAAGACCACGATCAGTCAACCAAGTTCGATCTTTCATAAAGCGGACATTTTCTCCACCAATGCCAGAATCATCACCAGTAAATAAAGCGATGATCAATTTCTGAAACTCATAAGCAAAAGCACATACTCCCATGTTGTAAGTAGTGTTACGTATCCATGTTTCAAATTTGCCAGATAACATCTGCAACACACCATGTAATTGTAAATAAGGCGTTTTCAAAGTCCAATCCTTTGAATCAGCATCATATTTTTGCAATAATTGAAAAGGCATACCACAAGCAGCATAAAAAATGTGCATGAGGTAAATAGCCATCAAATTTTGTGTGGAATCAAATTGCTCAAAATCACCTAATGAAAATTTAATCTTATCATTGTGATCCTTCATCAAAGTACCTACTTTAGCAGAAAATTCTACATCTGGCATGTTGGCAGCAAATAAAACTTCTCGAACAGTATTCATTTGCAAAAGATGTGCAAAAGTCCGCCCGTAAGCTGCATACAACATATTAACATTTTTATCATATGATGAAACGCCCTGTGATGCTTTGTCAACATCCATAGGATTGGCGTTCCCACTTGGTTTGATCTGATATTTCGGAAAAAAAGACACAAACATGTTATGCATAGTCTCGATAAGCTTATCATATTGATCACGTGGTAAGACTTTCTTATCAATTGCATGTAAATATTCCTTCAAATTACGCATAATCAATTCAAAAGATGATTGCGAACGCAAAAAATGCATAAAATTTCGAGCATTATTATTCAACAATTGATAGATCTTAATAGAGACGTCATCAGCCACATCAAAGATGCTTTCATCATAAAAACAATCATCAAATTTACGAAGAAATTTATCGGCCATAGCATTTAACATTTCAGCGGCACTTTGTATTGCTACATCAGGAGTTTGTTTTAAAATTTTACGATTATGTCTTCTAAGTGCAGAATCAACGCAAGTAAGTGAATCAGAGCCTTGCGATCGTGCTGCAGGACAATGCTCCTGATAAGAAACCACATAACCTTCCACTTTTTCACGCATATAATTAAGCAAAGTTTCCATTTTAATACGCATCTGATTGTGACCAGAATATTGCATATTAGTATTAACAACTGAGAAGAAATAATTATAGTTTTCTGGAATTTTAAACATACGCTTTATAATATCAAAAATTTGAACAAAAGGCGTATTTGGGAATTGATAAGTTGAAACAGTATAGTTCAAAGGAATAAGTTTAGGTCTTAAACAAACTGTATTCTGAGCAACAACACTACGATGTAAAGCAACATCAGCTGCTTGAAAACCATATTTTTCCAAATTAATGGACATATTTGAACCCCAATAGTCCAAAATTGTACGAAAACCAGTTGTATCTCCAAAAACAACCAGTTTATCACGATGCCGAGAAACAGCAACTGTTATATGCTCCAATGCATCATGAAAACTGGTATCAATGGCATTGGCATCTATATATAAATAGACAACATCTGCTGAATCACCCAATCTTTGGTGAATTGTTGAACAACGATGAATATATGCAGAATCGCGGTTATAGACCATCAACTCACCTTCGCCATATAAAATTTTCAAAGCAGGCAAATTTTGCATAGTGGCATTAACACAGAAAATAGAATTAGTGACAGGGCTAGAGGTAGTGCATTTATCATAACCAATACCACGCGCAATTTGCGCAACATCTAAAGGACTTCTGTAAGTATGTTGATTATTAACTATTGAATATAGATTTTTCAAAGGTGAAAATACACCTGCTTTCGTCCAATCAATTGCAGTAATCTGCTTAGGATCACCCAACAACATCAGAATCTTCGGTTCAAAATGATAATATAACAACGCAATGAACTCTATATCCAGTGTAAAAGCCTCATCAAGAAAAATAACTTGCTGTTCTTTCCTTTTCTTTGTAAAGGCGACATGATGCGTACAAGCAGAAAAACCCTCTTTGCGTGCTTGTTCAGTTAGACGACGATTTGTTGAAATAATGATATAATTACGAATACCATAATGCTCAATATAATTTTTGAGAAAAGTGGTCTTACCACAACCAAAAACACCAGAATAAACTTTAACTTTAAAATCATATAAATCCTCAGGGACTTTAATAACATTTTTAAGAGGTGCAATTAACTCTTCTGGTGCATGATCAGTAAAGTCCACATAATATTCCAAGAGACTGTTATTGTAAAACATCTCACGTTTAATATCTAGATCAATGATAATCTGTTTATCAATTGACTCTCTATAAAACGGAATATTCAACAAATGCAGCCAGTTATGAACCGCAACACGCCGTCTTGCCTCCAATTGAAAACAAGCGTTGTTAAACATTAAAATAGATGAATTTCCTTTCTCATGTTTATCATATTGACCGATAATATAAAATTCAAAGTTCGTTTCTTTAGAATATATTGGCTTAAGTAAAGTTAAATATGAACCTATAGCAAAAATCTTTGCATTCAAATCTGGTCGATTAAAATAACTCTTAATGATAAAATCAGCGCGATTGTTTACAATAATGTCAAGTACATTAGTAAGTGTATCTTCAGTTGCATCAACAGGTCCAATATCGGAAATTACCAGTAAACCACTAGCATGGTAATTAAACTTAGCTCTCAAATCATGTATAATAATATCCCGATAATTCAAAGTCAGTTGATTTGCAACTGGTATATCACCTAATGTAACACCAATTAAATGGTTGCACATCATTTTTGTAAAAATACTACTATATCCTGGTGCGCAACCACAATCTAATATAGTATCATAATATTGTCGTGGTAAATATTGGAAGGATTCTCTAATTTTCAATAATGCTCTTGATTGATGTTTAGGAACTTGAGCCGAGAGAGCCAACTTCTCGGCCAATTTATACAGCGGGTCATTTTGAGCCAATTGAACAGATTCATCAATAGGTAACAATTCATCCATGAAATCAAGGCGCAAAGTAGGTATCGAAAAGTCATCCATTATTCTATAAACGTAACGACTCTTCAATTCAACATGATTAATTTTAACAACAGTACTAATAGTAGTTTGAGATGGTTTAACAATTTCTGGAGAAGGTAAAGCTACTTCATATTTGACTTCTCTTTCTTTAAAAGGTTCGCCAATTGGTTTGGTACTGAAACCTTTAAAGCCGCCTGTTTCAGTCCAGACCCGATAACATTCTCCATTCTCAACATCGACGGCGTTTTTAGGTCGTAACTCCGTCAACTCCTTAAATTTACCATTGTCATCAAAAACACGATACATCACTTTGGCAATATGTTCAACATAACCATAATTAACACCATACTCAATTTTCGGTGTTTTAAAAGCATAATCAGAAAATTTAGCAATTTTAACACAATAAGGATTAAAATCATTAAGGATAAAATCCTTTTCACCAGGTAACGCTTTGAAGAATGACTTTTGACCATTTTCTACAAGATTAGTCATAAATTTCGGCCAAAGACTCTCGTGAACTCTAACACGAGTGTCAAACAATAATGGCTCAAAGTAAGCCGGAGCAACATTGTCTAAACCAAAATCGTCATTTTCCATATCATGATGACGACGAAACTTTCGCTTAGTCCACCAATTCATGATCTCGTGACGAAGCCGTTTACAAAGCATAATATCAATCTTACCAAAATGCTGATCATGATGATTAGTAAATACATGAATAAAATCGTTAAAATCATTACGGTCATGAAAACGATACACAATCGCCATCATAACAATTGTATAAACGAAATGATCCATAACATCTGCACCAAGATTAACTCTGCGAACGATGACAGTTTCACTAATATCAATTTGCGTCGAAATAGCGATAGCATATACATGTATACTTTCTTTTTTAAGTTCAATTGTCTTTAAAGCCATATTCATAACACGATCATAAAAATGCATAGGGACAACAATGTTTTGTCGCCTAGTATAACCAGAATGCATTAACAATGGCAAATCTAAAACTGCAGTATACTCTGACAAAACAGACAATTTATAATAATGGCATAATATCGAGTTTCTAGCCTTCGGAACTGCAGTAAATCTCTGTTTGAACATACAACCCACCTGATCAACCACTTCGACAGTAATATCGAATTTAGGTCCTTCAATCAGATTGACTTCAAACAACTGCCTCCAGTTTTTCTTATTATGATGGTAACCAAAAGAACAATCACCGAAGAACATAGAAGCAATATCACCATCTTCACGGTAAGTATAAAATTTTAAAGTTTCTTCAAAAGCATGTAAATTATTTATTTCATAGAATAATTCAGGTGGATAAAAGGTCCAAGTGACCAATTTAGTTGAATTATGTTTTTCAAACATATCATAGACCTTTTCTAAATTGATATCATACAACGCATGATTCATAATCAAAGTTTTAGCCTGTTTATTACAACATTCACCACCACGAAAACAGATAGAAAATTTCTGTTCGGGCAATAACTCATTGCATGCTTCAAAAATTTTATTTTTATCCCAAATATTACGGGCTAAATCTTCATGTTGCCTCTTAACAGAACCCAAATTGGATAAATATCTCGATAAATCACGAGTATTAGTAGCTAGAAGGCAAGTATGTGCATTAGTGGTTGCATGCAATATATTGCCACCAATATCAATGTACGGCATATTCAAACTTGCTTCAGAAATAAGATCTGCAGCTGCAAATTGCAATAACGAAGCAGCAACAGCATGCGTAGAAAATCGATTTGCATGAGGCGATATTTGCACAAAACGATTACTAATGATACCCCTAAGTTGTGACAATTCCTCTGGGGTCATTAAAAATTTAGAATAAAATGCGGCATTTAAAACGGCTTGTGTCGCATTAGTAAAATGTTTCCCAACTATTTCAACTTGCCTTGCAATTAAAGTAGAGTTTTTCTCGTACTGGTAGAAAGAACGAAAACCAGACATGTAAACCTACACTTGAAGGAAGATAATTAGGAAACAAA